AGCCCGTTCAGTGGGTGAGAGGCCGTCTTCGTCAAGGAGCGAGTCTATGATGGACGAGATGTGTTGAGGTTGAGTCATAGCGTAAACGAAGGGCAGGAGCCAATAGAGGTGGAGAGGAAAGGGACAGCGACACAAGGGTGCTGGTGGGAGAGGATTAGCTCGATAGGTGCGGAAGGCGGAAAGAAGAGCCAGCTATTGTAATAGTCGTCAGCAGAGAGGACGAAGGATCGGAGTAGGATGTGGAGTTCATTCATAACACAACACCCTTCTTATTTGGGGCGATTGGGGGAGGGGGGATGCAGTGGATGAGGGCGAGTTAATGCGACTCGGTCTCAGTAAGGGGGCAGGGAGAGGGTGCTCTTGTTGCTATTGAGACACGGTCGCATTAAGGTGGATGAGCAGTGGGTGCAGGTAACATGCTGCATAGCAAGGGGATGCATTGTATGGTGCGATGGGTCATGAACCATGGCTGAGGGCAGGGCCATTGGTGCATGGTGCATTGGACGGGCAGGGCGGGGGCTAGGCCCGACCAATTGGGCTTATGAGCCTAGGCTCATACGTAGGCGCAGTGCATGAGCCATTGGTCCAGCACTACTATATAGCACGCTTCATTGATCCACTGTCTCATTGCTACTCCGACACAGGCAACCTTGGCCCATGCGCCCGTGTGAGGTCTTCCGAGGGGGCCATGGGGGAAGTTGCATCTGTGGAAGGAGTAGGGGACCCGTCACACCAGTCCAAGATTCAATATTTCAACTATAAGCATTTGTTACATGGTCCACTCAGGCAGCGTATCCTGTCACATGGTCCACTGTTGCAGGGTGTTTTGCGCGGCGCTGGGCACATATCTCCGCGGTCTTACTTTTCTGGGGGGTATACCCTAGAGAGGAACTGGGGGGTTTACCCTACGTATTTGAATAGTTGGGCCAGTTTTACCACTACTTTACCACTTTTTCAATAGTAGTGGTCGTTACGGGCTCTATACTGTTAAAGGGGGAAACAGGGAGTTTACCACTTTTACCACTTTTCTCGGACTTTTTTCAAAAAAAAAATAGTCAGCCAAAAACTGGGTTTCTGGCCCAAATCACTCTAAAGCCTTTAAAACCCTTAATACGGATAACGACCAGTCCCAAAAAAAAAGTGGTAAAGTAGTGGTAAAATTGGCCCAAAAGCGTTAGGACACTAGGGTATACCCCCCAGTTTCCATAATACACCCGTGACAATGTTTTTATCTTGACCTGCGTGAACCCCAGAGCATCCTGTTTGTATGGGAGAGAGAAAGAGAGGGGATGTGAGAGAGGATGGTATGGTGTTCTACCGATATCAGGCCAGTGCAAGAGACGGGGAGTATTGGATGACTCCTGAGAAGTATGCCGTGCGCACCCAACTGGATCAGGGGATACAGATTTGTGCTCAGCGGCGCTATAGGGGCGATTTTACGATCCGACAGAGGCGTAATGCGTATATGAGAGAGTGGAGGGGTCGAGATGTCTGAACAACACGACCCGTTTAAGGATAAGAGGTTTAATCAGCGTGGGCGGCCCAGTGCCGCTAAGAAGAAGGCGCAGAAGAAGAAGGATAATTTTCAACGAACTGTGAAAAAGAGGATACCGAAGGCAGAGGCTGAGCTGGCTGCAATTAAGGACAAGGTGCGCCTACAGAAGGGGCAATTAACTATGGCTAAGAACAAGACACAGGAATTATTGGAGGCGATGGCCAATGCGCCCACTCCAGCCGCCCAGCGGAAGATCATGCATGGGATGTTCTGTGACTCAGGGCTCAATCCGCTCAAGGAGCTGCTGGAGATTGCGTCCAAGACAACAGGTAAGAATGCCCTGCCGCCCAAAGAGCGCAGGGACCTTCTGCTCAAGTTGCTGGAGTATCAGGCGCCCAAGCCCAAGAGTATTGATATTCAGGCGGACGTCAGCTCCAGTGTCACCATTAAGGTGGTGGACTTTGCGAATACGACTCAGAAGCAGCTGAAATCCGTGGATGCCATAGAGGTTCCAGAGGACAAGGAGTTCGATGAGTTCCTGAGCCCTGAGCAGATCGCCCAGCGCGAGAAGGAGAAAGCGATCAATCTGGCCATTGACGCAGTGGTAGAGGAGGAGACAGATGAGGATTAGACCATATCGCTTCTGGTATCGCTGGACCAAGGCCCCTGTTTCACTGAGCCCCATTCCTTTTGTCATAGCAATATGGGTCCTATGGGCCATGCGCTTCACCTACTTAATGATCACACAGCACTAATGGACATTCAGATACCTGCCCAAGGATGGGTCCCGCGATCCTATCAACTGCCGTTCACGAAGTATATGTGTCAGGACAAGCGTGGCCTACGGGCCGTGGTTGCATGGCACCGTCGTGCGGGCAAGGACCTGACGTCCATCAATATCATGGCGATCAAGGCCATGCAGCGTAAGGGGCTATATCTTTACATTGGTCCATTCAACAATCAGATCCGTCGGATCATTTGGCAGGGACAGGACGGGGATGGGCGCAAGTTCATTGATTTCATTCCGCGTGAGCTGGTGGTCCGTAAGAGTGAGCAGGAGATGAGCCTGACGCTCAGTAACGGAAGTGTCATCCAGTTGCTCGGGGCGGATAACCCTGACAAGCTCGTAGGGATCAATCCTGTGGGGATCGTGTTCTCCGAGTTTAGCCTCAGTGATCCACAGGCGTGGGTGCTCACGAATCCGATTCTCGCTGAGAACGGTGGGTGGATGCTCATGAATGGGACGCCCCGTGGCCAGAATCATTTCTATGATATGTTGCTGCGTGCACAGGCGGACAAGAACTGGTTTGCCAGTCACCTTGGAGCATTGGACACGAAGGCCATCAGTCCAGAGAACCTTCGCACGGCGCGCAAGGAAGGGAACAATGAAGCACGGTTCCAGTCTGAGTTCATGTGCAGTTTCCACACGCCGATTGAGGGTGCCTACTATGGTCCGATCATGTCTCGGCTGTATGCCAAGGAGCAGATCATGCCGAATATTCCAGTGGAGCCTAGTCTCCCTGTGCACACGGCGTGGGACCTCGGGATGGATGACAGCACCAGTGTCTGGTTCTTCCAGATGTTCGGGCGGGAGCTGAGGATTGTGAACTATCTGGAGAACTCAGGGGAAGGCTTGCCGTATTACGCACGCGAACTGGACCGATGGGCCGTCTTGAACGATGTGACCTACGGGAAGCATTACGCACCGCACGATATCGCGGTGCGTGAGATGGGAACAGGGCGTTCCCGATTGGAGACGGCGCGCAAGCTGGGTCTCAGATTTGTGAAGGTGAAGCGTATGAGTGTGCAGGACGGGATCGAAGCGGTCCGCACGGTCCTGCCGACCTGCTGGTTCAGTGAGGATACCTGTCACATGGGCATCGAGCATATGAAAAGTTATCATAAAGAGTTCGATAGTGCCAAGAATGTCTTCAAGAAGAGCCCTGTCCATGATGCAGCCAGTCACGGGGCCGACGCTTTCCGCACCTTGGCGTGTGGGCTCAAGCAGACCAAGGGTGAGAACGCCGCAAGCACACGGAAGAACTCTCAATACAAGGAGGTGGAAGTATCTCTATAACCCAGAAAACCGCCCCGCCCAAGGACCTGACGCCCATGGACCGAGCCGTGATCATGTATCACGGGTTCGGTGAGGACTTCGTGGCCCTGTTGGACCATTACATCAGCTTCTTTCCCGAGGCGAAGCGCTACACTTTCTTTGGGCCAGGGTTCATTTTACTTGCGCATGAGGAGACGAGGTGGGACCCGTGCACCGATGACCCACGGACCCGTGAGCCATACTGGTATGTGGTGTATGCCAGCTCCACGGACGAGGATGCAGGGTCGTTATTTGCACGATTGATGCCTTATCCCCTTGACTACGTTGGCTTTTCCCGCCATGCAAAGGATACGAAACGGGCGATGCGTTTGTTGCCCACCAAGAGACTTCTTAAACTACTAAATCGTCATGGGCTCCAAACCAAGTAAACCAAAACCGCCTCCTCCGCCGCCACCTCCACCACCGCCTCCAGCGCCAGTGGCCCGCCAGCCGATCAAGCAGGCGAAGAAAGCGGCTAAGGTTGTGAACCCTACTCAGGTCCAACGGACCAAGAAGACAACTCCCGTCACCGACACTGGTGACAAAAAGAAGAAATCCCTAGGAAGTGGCATCTAATTTTACAATGACCCCCGAACGACTCCGTCTGGCCGAAAGGCTGGAGGAGTTGCGCATGCTGCGCTCGGGCATCCAACCTACGCTTGAGTCGATCCAGCGCTTAGTTCGGCCCAATGGCTCGAACTTCGACAATACAACGAAGCAGGACGGATCTTCCCAAGAGGATGGGTCAAAGTATAAGTTTGATGACACAGCGGTATGGGCGAATCAGATGTTCGCCAATGGCATGTGTAGTTATCTCATGCCGAAGTCCACACGGTGGGCCTACCTGAAACCCTCGGGGCGACCAAGCTCTGAGCTCAGCGACGAGGAGTTGGTGTATCTGGAGCAGGTCTCCGACATGATCAGCCACAGTTTTGCGCTCCCTAAGACAGGGTTCTACGAAGCAGGGCATGAGGTCTACATGGACCAAGGGTCCTATGGCACCGCGATCCTCTACAACCGTCGCTCGGCACAGGGTTCCAAGTATACAGCGATTCCGCTGGCTATGGGCCTGTTTGACACGAACGACGACGGTGATGTGGATACGATGTATTACATCAAGAACCTGCGCACCAAGGCCATGATTCAGGCGTTCCCTGATATCGTGAACAGCGAAGGGTTTGATCCGAGCCAAGGGGATCGCAGCTACAAGCTGGTGTATTCCG